CGACTTATCAAGAATTTGTTTCTGGCTGCATAGGCCGCTATGATGTTGTTAATCGGGCCGCTTAATGCTATAAGTTTTGATTCACCTTTGAGTAGGTTCTCATTATTCTGTGCGACATTCACCCTGTTGTCATTCAGGTGTACAACATTTTCAGATGGCAATGGAATGACAGTATTATTTATTTTGATGTTGTAACTTAATTCAATCTGTCGATCATCTAAGAAGAAAAACGGCCCTTCATTTTTTAATACTGGATTAACATTTTGAGGAGGAAGTGTGAATATTTGACGTGTACCTGTTGGTTTAAATCCTATTGCTCTCTGGAAAAATAGGTATTCATTGCCGTCGATGTCATGCCACAAAGATGACTGCCTGATGAATTCTTTACCGTCCTGGAAGAAGTTTGGATTGTTGAGGAGTTTTAAAACTTTCCTTGCATTCGGGCTGGTTGACTCTTTGTCATCGGTTTTGTTTACGGCCCTGTAGATAACATTTTTCTTTGCCGTGGCTCTGAAATTAAGTACTGCATTAACCTCTGGAACCACATTAAAGGCTTCAAATGTCTTGGTATCATTAAGGGTTGTGATTACGTTTTGAGGGTAAAAATAGGAGCCTCCCCATTTTTCTATTCGTGAACGATTGGTAAAGGTGTGAGCTTTATTTTTGAATGGCCACATATTTTGATCAAATATGTAAGCAATATTAACGAACTATATTTGTATATGCAAATATAAAGTTAGGCGGTTATGCAAATATGCAATTAAGCAAATATACTATTACACAACAATATTACATTACAAACATTGTTCTAAGTGATCGGCTCAAACCTGATAAGCTGTCCGGTGCGTCATCGTGTTTAGATGTTCCGGTTCGTAAATATGTATTCAGGTTGTTCATGAACTTCTGGTATGGAGATCCAATCGGAGCATCCTTTTTAAAATGGAAATGCTCTTTTATAAATCCGGATTGTGCCATGATACGAGTTATCTTGTTAGCTGAATTAAACTGTCCGTAAATGGTTGTGCTTATTTCCTTTCGCAGTTGGTTGATAAAATACGTGCCCTCTTTGTTGGTCTCAATCACTATGTAATCAAGATCCCATTCCTGGGCCTTTGCTTCTATCAATGGTTGATTTGATGTGAGGTTATCTTGATTGAATACCACATCAACCAGGAAGCCTTCTTTGCTTTCTTTGTAGAATTCGATTATAGGCATTGATAGGTAATCCGTTCCTTCGTCGGCTGTATCAATGAAGGCGATCCGGTAACCTCGGTTTTCATTCTTGGTATCGAAGTACTTTATCTCAGATATTGGGAATACCAGCCCTTCCGCTTCGATAGGACGTTGCATGTATTCTGAATTCCATATAAAAGGATCTGTAATTGATCGCAGGTAATTATACTCTTCAGTACTCTTTACGTCATCGCAAAACGATTCACCGTCATCGTTCATGGCAGGTATTACAATAGACACATCATAATCACCTCTATCCATTCTTTGCCCTATGACATCATTCTTTGTCCATCGTGTGCCAATGTCTAATTCAGGGCAACCCTTCTCTAATCTGGATTGATGCGCTGATTCAAACCATCTATGAATCTTATCGTTTATCGTTTCTGAAAGTGCGTCCTCGTGTGACTTGTAAAGGTCGTCAGTAATTGATAATCCACTGGCACCAAAGCCAATGATTGTGCCACCTGTACCAGCTCCAAAGTAGCCAACCTGTTTAGATGTTTTTAGGTTCCATCCTGTAACGGCCTGCTTATCATAGGCTAGCTCAACCTCCTGGAATACTGATTGAAATTTTTCTGACTTGACAACATCCCTGGTATCATACGAGAACTTCATATACAATGTTGAGGTCGCGGAATTCCTCATTACGCTCTCTTCCGGCTTCTTTCCCAAAAACCATGCTGCCGCTAACGTAACCAGGTATGATTTGCCAGCCCTTGGAGAAAGTGAAATTGAAACTCGTTTGATCTTGCCAGTATATAAGTCTTGAATAGCGTATGCACATTGTTTTAGAAATGGTCGTTTCTGGAAGAAATCATAATCATAATAGTTACACCAAATCCAAAAGTGATCCTTTGCCGCAAGTCGTAGTACTTCTGTTTCTTCATTGGATAGTTCTTTCATTTCTTATAAAATGCCACAATGAAATCGATTTCATATTGTAGATCAAATGAATCATGTAGCGATATGTTCATTTGCATTGCGCTCTCAATAATATCGCAGGTTTTAAAAAAAGGTTTATCATATATAGCTAAACACCTTTGCATTATTGGTTTAATTTCGTCCCATGAATAAGGGTACATCAATGCTAACCTCCTAAACTTTTCCATTAATTGGAATGTATTGTAAATCCTTGAAAGCTATGTTTAACTGTGATTACACAATTACCATCAATCAAGAATGCCTCGTCTTCGTCTGTTGTAGTCAACCAAAATTTCATGGCTAAATAGACATCAGCACTATAAATAAATTCCGTTATTTCCTCAAATTTTGGCATATCTTCAAAGTTCATTTAAATATCTTCTTCCCATTGGAATAGAATTTGTTCAGGTATTATTACAGAAGAACCAATTACTTGACAATACATAGAAATAGTATTCGATAAGTATTCCACAATCTTTTCGCTGCAAAATATGACTTTCGGTAAGCCGTCCTTTCTTATCTTATCAGCTAATTTTATATCAAATGAATCAAAGCACTTACTAAGTATTTGTGCTTTTTCTTTTTCAATAACTGCAAATGCATTTATAATATCCTGGATTCTATTTATTTGTCCTTGTGAATTCATGTCTTTAAATAGTTATATCCTGAAAGTCTCCACTCGGTAATTTTATTAGAATCTTACAACTTTTCAAGTATCTTATCTATCTGATCAGCACTTAGTTTAATATCGTTTACTTTCTCGCCTTTGGTGGTAATGTCAAGTTTCTCACTGTATACGCTAGGTTTCATCTTACCTGCCTTCCATTTCCTTGCATCAATGCGCACCCTAGCTTTGTTTGGATCTTCCTCAGTATCGGATATATCTATGATTTCATCGGCGTAAAAATCTGCCTGATCTTGTCGCGCGCGTATGTAATTGTTCAAGAAGTCTTTGTCATACTGTTTGCTCTCAGAATTAAGCCACGTGTACACAGTTGGTCTGTCTGGCATGGCTTTATGCTTATCCAAAATCGACTTTAGGCTTTTGCCAATAGATATTTCTTCAATGATTATCTCTTTGAATACGTCTTTTTGTTCCTTGCTGTACATTACCCATGGTATAAATAAGGCACTTTATGGTTTGTGCGTTTACTTTTCACTTTCTTCAATGTAGATGCTAGTTCATTCAGTGCTATACCACAATTAATAGCTGCTTTATTAAAATCATTCCAAGCGGTCTTCATTTGTCCTTTATTGCTCATTTGTCAATTCTCATTTATATAAAAGTTATGACCCATTAAAATATATATGTACGTATTTATTTCTTCCATTTGCATACCTTTTAACTTATATATTTTATTCTGAAATTTCATGAACCTTTCGAGCTTAAATGTTATTTGGCATTCCTTATAAAATATCTCCATAGTATAAACAGGTATTGAATGTTTGCTCATTCCTTTCTTCTAAATTCTGCTACATATTTGTTATTATGTACAAGTACCCATTTTTCAGATACGGTTATGTAGTCCCCACGCATATTTTTGCACGAAACTTCCTGATGGTTCCAATATGTGTTTTTCATTTGTCAACTCTGATTAAATATCTGGTTCCATAACCGAATGATTCAAATTTGATAGTATCGTATTTGCTGTAAATACCTCTGATTGTAAATATGGTTGATTCTGGTATGGATGGTGCTTTAAAATATAGGTCTGGTTTGTAGGATGCATGTTTGGTTGTGAACATTCCCCCGTTTGGTTTTTCTAACAGTGTAAATGCCGGTGAACCTGGGCCTTGTAAATCCTGCGAGTAATCAACCTCAATTAAAAAGGTTTGAAATCTGTATTGTACTATTTCTTGATTTTGTTCCTGGACTGGCTCAACGTTTTCACTTGTGCATGAAATAAAGCCGGTAAATACGATCAATAGAATTAAGTCTCTCATTTTAGTTTTCATTTCTCACTCAAATACTTACTCAAATATAACCTTACATCCTCACGCTGTGGTCTTTTGCACATAACCGCAATAAAAGGCAATCGTTCTTTATAGGTGGATCTTACCATTTTTGATATCGTTATAAATATTCTCATTTGCTTCATTTCGTTAAAAATAGTCCCGGCTATTATTGCACCGGGACTTATCAACTTACAACCACACAATATGCACAACCGGTCTGCTGTGCAGAATCTTTTATTCTTTATGTATTGGTAATTTTTCCATCAGTAATTCCATGACCTTTTTCCAAGGAGATTCGGCCTTTGGTTTCATCAACTTTTTGGCCTTGACTATGTTCCAGTACATCTTTTCCTCTTTTGTCAAAATCATTATTCCTAACATCCATATACCAAAGATAATCATAATATTTGATTTAAGATATTTTCGTAAGCAGCCCAAGCATCTAGTTCTTTTGGAAAAAGTCCTAAATACCTTCTTTTACCATTAATTTGAATTTGCGCTTCCCATTTTTTTAATATCTTATTCCAATGAACGCCCGTGTATTTGCTAGTGTGTAGTAAATGGTTTTTGTTTGTATTTTCTCTATTCGATATCAATCTTAAATTGGATAAATTGTTATTTAATGGATCGAAATCAATATGATCGACTACAATTCTATAGCCACAAGGAATATGATTAAGAAATGCCATTGCTACCAGTTGATGAACAAAAAATGACTTTGGTTTATTGTTGTGAGACAAAGACACTTGTAAACGGCCGTTTAGTGCAATACCTGCCTTTAGAATTTTTTCTTTAACAATTCTTAAACCTTGCATTGGCCTTCCTTTCACTTTTCTTTCCAAACTTTTTACCCTGCCTAAATCAGAGGCCTGATACAATCCTTCGTAACCTGGAACGTCTTTAAATCTTTCTTCCATGTTTATCAATTAAAATACCAATAAATGCCACCCCATAAACCAATTAGTTTTAGTAATACTTCCCCTTCAGGAGGACAAAAACGTTGAAAGAACAAATCATACCATGACGTTGTTAATTTATCGCCATGCCAGAATAATCGACCCCTAAATATTTTAATCTTATACTCCAATTTCTGTTTTTTTGTAAGTATAGCAAGAGCATATTTTGCAGATTCAATCGCATTAAAACCATCATTGATATTTCTTTTATATGCATGAGCATACGGTGCATAATATTTTTTAGGTAAATTTTTCCACCTTACCACATTCAAAGAAAAATCGAAGGTTAAAAAGAAAGTCGATACAATGACCGCTACGCACTGCGATGCATAAATGATATCTTTCGTCCATATAAAGATTATAATACCATATAGTGCTATCAGTCCAGCCCGTAGCCACGTTGAAACTGGTTTGTCATCCTTGCCTTGGCTCCATCTCCATTTGTCATAAATGATTTCTGCCGTGACAATTGCTAATGCGATTAAAATAGAAATTGATAGTGTCATTTCTTATGCGAAATTAGTTTCCATGTTTATAATATCTCTTAAATTTTCAAGGGCCTGGTTATATCCTGCATCATAATCACCTTCTGGCGCATTTTTGCGTAATGAAAAATCAGTAACCAATTTTATTCCTTCAATCAGTTCTTTATTTTGGATATCTGCAAACAGTTTTAATAATACCTCCAATTCTTTAGTGTTTAAAATATCACCTTCCACTTCAGTAGATTTTCGATACCCTTCGTTTTCTAAAAATTCTTTAGCTGTCATTTCAGTCTATTTTTAAGTAATTCCTCAATCAGCCGGGAGAACGAAACATACTTTCCAATATTTTTAGAAATTCGTTTGGCTTCGGTTTGCCCTGCTTTGTGCAGGGTTTCTTCAATGTTTATGTTTACACGCTGTTTCACAATGAGCAATTTTCAAATTCAGGGTCTTTATAACAATCCTCACAAAATATGCCTATTATTGCGCCGTTATCTACACGTCTAATTTTATGCGTATTGTATAGGTAATTAATAAATTCCTTTTTTGTTTCACCTGAAGATTCAACGGAATTGCAGCAATTAGGGCACTCCCATTTGTATATATGCTCAATTTCAGGGCGTAATAATTTAATTGTTTCTTTCTTTTTACTTGCAAGCCACAAGGTATTTATACCCGTGTATTTATGTTTATTTGATTGCTTGATTGCTTTCATATTAAAACCCTCTTTTAGTTAATTGCAAAATTCTCTTTGCGTAAGATTCTATTGTTTTATACCAGAACATTTCACCATCTATTACAATAATTCTTTGCTCTAATCTTGGGTTGCTTAATGTAGACCAATCAGCCCTTTCATTACTAAATTGGTTCCCTTTTTGTAAGTCGATTATTATTTGTTTCGTTTGCATGGTATAAAAATACACAACTTTACAATACCAACCTAATTTATACACAACTTTATTTAATCTTTTTTATTACTCGAATAATTCAGTCTGGTGAATATTGGGTTTTGTCCATTGATCTGCCATAGCTTTTGCGATTCCTGTATATGTTTTGCTCCTTAGTTTTGCCCGGTCTTTTGTTTTCGGTAGCAATTGCATTTTTTGATGCCTCCCTTTTACAATATTTGTTGGATTCAATTTTGATAACTTTCGCAACCATAAGCACGTCGCTTTGGTTTCACCGTGACCGAACATCCAAGGCTGCAATACCTGGGCCGGATTTCTGAATCTACTACTCATTACTCCAATAGGGTTTTCAATTGCTATTTTTTTGATGTTGCAATTGTATAGTTTCTTAAAAAATTCAATAGCTTTTTCCCTTGCTTCTCTCCGCGCCTTACCTACCAATGCACCACTTTTTCTTGCTGGCTGGTCTTTATACCATTTATTTGCACTGACTGTTAAGTATGTGCAATCAGGAAAAAATATACCTATATCCCAATCTTTTAATTCAATTGCCTCAAAGACATCCATTTGTAAATGCCATTCAGGATGCCCGCCGCTACACGGTATTAAATCACAAGAATAAGCCTCGTGTCCTAGCTTTCTAAATTCAATTGTTACAGCCTGGCTTTCTTCGCAGCCTACAATTACAAGCATTCTATTTAATCTTTTTTATTATCACTCGAATTTCATAGCCTTTATAATTGTCAATCGAAAGCATTTCACATTCCAGTAGGTCTTTTTTATCCATTGCTATACTTTTATTAGGAGGGCCGAAATTAATGCCAGCGCCTTTTATTATTATTGGCCTGAATAGCTTTTCAATGTATTTTAAAAGTTGCTCGGATTCAGTCATTATTAATTTAGATTTTTCCATTGCTTTTTAGGAACAATTCTAATCATTACTTCGGCTGTACCGTCCGGCAATGATATAAAGTCAATTTCGATATCTTTTGCATGTCCGTTTTCTGTTAGAATTAAAGCTAACGATTCCCAGTCTGCACCTGATAATACTCTGTATTTTATTTTAATCATTGTCTAGTTTTATAAGGCCAATTAATTGCATGGCAAAATAGCAAATTATTAACACCGCAGATCCGCCCGCAAAAACATAGACATGATCGAAAACTATTATCAATATATCTAATATCAGTACAATCAATAAAATAATGTTTAGGTTTTTCATTTTTTATAATAGTTTGTTTTTCGTTTATATTGTGGCGTGATATATTTACCCTTCCGTTCTTTAGGCTTTCTAGCTACTTTGCGGCCTACTGGCTTGATTATCTTTATGCTAGGTAACTCCATCATTAAATTGATAGGCGGGTCGGTTACATGTCCTGTAAATCGTTGACTATAATGTGAGCTATGGCAACTAAACAGGCAAAACAAAGCCCACCAGAGGAAAAGCGATATTAAACAGCAATAGAATAAAGTCTTGCCCTTTATAGTCATTCTGTTTTTCTCCCGGCCCTGGCATAATCTTTTATATTCTATGTATCTCATGTCTTTAAAAATTTATTGTTAAAACTCCCGCCCACACTTTTTGCATTTCACCAAATTCAACCGTACATCAACTAACCATTCATCTTTGCATTCACAAACTGATTTAAGATAGTCAGCACGCCTTTTTTTAGCTTCAATCTGCTTTTTTAACTCCGGTATTTTGATCATCTTGTTTTATTAAAATTTAAAATCGTGCATCGAAAGGATCATTCCCTCCAAACTTGAATCTGTATTGATCCATGTTAAATTTTATATCTAAATATTGTCCGGTATTTCCGGCTAAATGTTGCTTCCTTACTTTCCAGGTGTACCACTCTGTATTGAATTCTAATTTACGAAGTGATACAATAACATCCATTGAATTGTGCCATGCAGCGCCGCCGTTCAAATCCATTGGTGTAATGACTCTGTAATTACCGTTCTCATCTTTGTAATCCCTGAATGATTTGGGATGGACTACGTAACTCAATATCGAATCTGTCTCAAGTGAAAATTCTCTAATACTCATAAGCGTATCTTCCAGCCACAAATCAGAGCGCATGTTCATGTTTTGCTTTACCGACTTCCAGGGGTCAATCAAATAACCATCCACGCCGTAGGTCTCATGAACTTTAGTGAAGGATTCAATTATTCCTGAAGGTGTCCTGTTGTATAGGTGAACAAACTTAAAATGATCCTCCACCCAATTCATTGTGGATTTTATATCATCCTCAATCATTTGCTTTGTACCATGCTTTTTAGCGTAATGCTCATATGGAGTTTGTCCGCTTAATGTCCAAATCATAGTAAACAAAACATCTTTAACATGATGAATGATACCATCCTTTGATTTTTCGCTTTCTTCCATTTCGGGTGTCCATATCCCAAACTTATAACCGAATCTATAGGCCATGAGTAAATATAGATAAAGTACCATTGTAGATTTTCCGACCCCAGGAGTTCCGGTAAACAGATAGCTAAATCCTTTTTTCCATTTAATTAAATCCTGTAGCTCATGAACACCGCAAAACTTACCTGGCTTTGATTCGTAGCTTCTGAGATCCTCGTACTTGGATGGAAGGATTTTATATGATTGCTCCATGTCATTGTTATGGACATGGATTTTTGTATTCTGCTTTAGCTGTTCGAGCTTATTCATTTAGTTTTTTCGATTACTAACATTCAATGATTCTATAATTTCTTTTTCGGGCAACGAATCCCGAAAGCAAGCATCCCAACCATCCTGCCATACGGCACCAGAATAGTACGGCCAACTGATTGTGAACTTCCACCATAAATAATTGACCTCTCTGAAATTTGCACCCCTTATAAATTGCGGTGTCCATTTAAAAAAACCATCTTTCTACTCTTGGATTTAGACCTTTCCATTTGTATTTATCTTTATTGTGTTTATTCATTTTTCAACTTCTTTAATCATGTGATTCCAATACTCTTTTATTTTTGCTCTCAATTTCTTGAATGTAGTTTCCATGTTGTTTGTG